AACTCTGTGTATATTTTTAGATGTCTTGTGCCTTACGATCTGTTTAATGGGTGTAAAGCCATTTTCAGTCCATACCTCGGCATCTATCAAAGATGTTTCTTTACCATCAGGACGAAGATTATACATACCAACGAGTGAATCGATTCTCGATGTACTAATGACTCCACCCCTTCGAATGAGTAATGGAGTATCACCTGTGACGGAGTCCCCATACCTTACCTTTGAACCAGGGAAGTTCTTTTCAACGTACGCCTTCGTCTCATCGATCATGCTACGACCTTTCGTTGTCACAGTAGACGCGATATTAACACATGGGAGCATACCCTTACCAGCCCCAGTGAATCCATACACGGAATTCATACTTATTTTATACGCGAGCTGCTTACCATTGTACATCGCTTTGAGTGCACCGGTTGACGCCGCCATGTCCTTCTTCGCTTGTTTTCTGAATTGTTTCAATTCAAGTAAAATACTAGGGAGAAGAGATGGCACATCTTGTGCGAATTTACAGGTCCGCATAGTCGGTGGTTGTCCCTCAATCTTACTAGGTACCGGTATATCAAAGCTTTCATAGGTGACTCCTTCGATGTTCTCGTATTTTGGATCCATAACGAGGGATGAATAACATAGATTGTGTGCCATCATGATCGACGGGTACAGCCCTTCGAAATCGAGAGCAGTGATAGGAGTATAATACGCACCTTTTTGTGCGTCGAGAACCGTCGCACCTTGATATCCTTGATCAGGTAGCGCGCCGTATTGAATCGTGGGAACCATGAAACCCAATTCTCTCGCCTTCTTTGTGAGTTGGCTGAACACTTTGATTTGCTGCCCTCTCTCGACCAAATAACACGCTGGCACCCACGTAGCCTTTGCCATCTCTAGTAAATTTACAAGAATAGACAGTTTCGAGAGTAGACGATGTGGGAGTAATGTGTCCTTTATACAGTACTCGGCGACCTCTCTCAGCGCGATAGGGTCTTCTTCCCTATATCGCTTAAACATCTCTTTGGCTGGCATGTCGATCTTGCTATCTCCGAGATAGAGCTTCGCTACATTATCAAGTTTATATGAATCGAGGTTGTACCCGCGTTTAACTTCATGGAATAAATCAAAAATAAAACGACCAGGCATCGGTAACATTTTAAGAAAGTTGTCCCCCAACGCACTCGATGAGAGCTTTTTTCGTACCAATTCACACGAATGAGTCTTTAATTTACTCATTTGGAAAAATTTATGTGAACATTTCGTGATTATACCGCGTTTTATGATGTATTCAAAATCAAATCCAAATACGTTCCAGCCGGTTATTATATCAATGTCCTTTTCACATAGATACACCTGAAAAGCCTCTAACATTTCCCGTTCCGTGTCAAAACTTATGATTTTACATCCATCTAAATTGGAATCTGTCTGTTTATAACAGAAACATGTTTTATCATACGGTTCATCTTCTCCATATTTACACAGACTTACGGCTATCTGAAAACATGCATCGCCGGTCACGTCTGCGTCGGGGAATTTACCGGTCGAACTGTTACATTCGATATCCAGGGAAGCTACCACAAATGGCGCCGTCTCGGGTTTTTCGACGGGTTTTAATTTTTTCCATTCATTACAGAATAGATCAATATCAACGTTCGCGTAGTACCCGGGCTCACACGACTCCTCCGCCTCCATCCAGCCCGTGGATTGAATTCCAGTGCGATGCATCAGGCGAAGAACAGGGTCTAGATTTGATTCGTATATCTTCAATTTAGAATTTTCATCGGGGAGGGGGCGCCTCAACCGACCCGCGACCATTTTTCTAGCAGCGGCGGTATAACAGAACAATTGCATGTACGCAAATTTTTCATTATTTTGAAAACCCCACACATCTTTTCGATGAATGACATTATACGATTTCAAACACTCCGGACATACCTTGTTAATTTTATTGTAAATCACCTGAAGTCGTTGTGTCGTCAGATTTTTTGGAAGCTTTATGAAAAAATATGGAGAAAGATGAGTCGTCACACATACAGATTTTCCATCCTCAGTTTTGCCAAATATACTAATCTCGTGTCGGTCTTTATCGTCCCGTGATTCCCAGGTGAGAGCTTGGAAGACCACCATTAGTACGATATCGAGCCAAATTTTTAATATCGTTTAATAATAATAATGTCAGCTGCGCTTGTCGAACTAGTATCGGTGGGTGCCCAAGATGCCTACATAAAGGGCGATCCTCAGGTCAGCTTCTTCAGGCAAAATTTCAAACGTCATACAAATTTCGCACTCAAACCAGAGCGATTGGATTACATCGGATCCTTCGCTGGTGGCAATGAAGTTGTGATCCCAATCAAATCCAAGGGGGATTTGCTCTCCTACATCTGGATTGAGAACCCGGGAATCGCGATTCCGGGTAATTCAGGTGATAACACTGGTTTGTATCATCAAGACGCGGCACCAACTGAATTCTCTCTTTACATCGGTGGACAAGAGGTTGTCCGTCTCGATTCCATGTTCATTCAAGGTGTTCACAACGTACTCTACCAGGAGAATCAAGCGCGCGCGTCGACGAGCGTATCCCTTGGTGAGCTCAAACAAAGCGCGACGACTGATAATAATAACATTGCTGGGCACTACCGAATCCCATTCTTCTTCAGCGAGGACTGGACCAAGGCTCTGCCATTGGTTGCGATGCAGTACCACGAAGTTGAATTGCGAATCAAGTGTCGCCCAGGGTTGGATGCGCTCACACCAAAGGTCTACGGCATGTACGCGTACCTCGACTCGGAAGAGCGCGAACACTTTACATCGACCGATCATGAAATCTTAATCACACAAGTACAATACCAGCCAGCCTCGAAGACTGATACTTCCATCGACCTTACCTATTTCAACCACCCGGTGAAGGCTTTGCACTTGGTCAACGGACGCGGTGCGACGCAAGCTTGGACGAATGCGAATAATTTCAAGTTCGATACCGCATCCCTGTATATCAACGGTCTCGCGTTGTATGAAAACATGACAAGTGTATTCCACCACACTGTTGTCCCAGAAAACCATTGCTCGGTCGTCCCAGATGACCTGTTACAGACTATTTCCCTATTTACCTGGCCATTTTGCCTAACAATGAATAAATCGCAGCCATCGGGTACGCTAAACTTTTCTAGAATAGATAACGCAAAATTAACTATGGATGGTTTACAAACACATGCGAACAATTCGGATAATCACAGAGTATACGCTGTAAATTACAATATTTTACGAGTCAAGGATGGCATGGCCGGAGTCGCGTTCTCGAACTAAGCACCAGACCAACCAAAACCATTATTTCCGCGCGTAGTTTCAACTAATTCAACTACTTCTTCTATCAACGGTGTCTCACACCGTTCTAAAATCATTTGTGCTATTCTATTGCCCTTTTTAATTTCGAAATCTTCGGATCCAAAATTAAAAAGAACAACCACCAGCTCGCCCGTAAAATCTGGGTCAACCACACCGGCACCCGTTTGAATCCCATATTTTAGAGTCATGCCAGATCTGGGTGCGATTCTCCCATAAACACCCGGCGGCAGGGTCGCACACACACCCGTACTGACAATCCGCCTATCCATCGACGGAATCTTGATATCTTCCATGCTATATAAATCATACCCGACCGAGTGCGGCGACGTACGAGTCGGTATGACGGCATCTGGGTGTAGTTTTTTTACGCGCAGTGACATGTTTCTTATCAATACTACGTTTAATTTCTTTAATTAAAGAATTTATTCATGTTAAAGCAACAATGAAATTATCCTATGCCATATGCGTGTGCAATGAATCTCGAGAATTAGATGAATTAATTCTATTTCTAAAGACCGTAAAAGATGATGAAGATGAAATTGTTATTCTCATCGATTCCGGAAAAGTGACGGACGGTGTGAGAAATGTTTTATCCAAATATAAAAATATACTTGTATCGGAACGAGAATTTACGGGCAATTTTGCGGAACATAGAAATTATCACCAGGCATTATGTTCGGGTGATTATATATTCGCAATAGATGCCGATGAAATGCCTCGAGAAGAATTTATCAAAAAACTAAAAGACACTATTGCTACGTCCAATATGGATCTTCTATGCGTTCCAAGAATCAACATCATCCCGGGATATACAAAAGAATGGTTATCAAAATACAAATTCGAAATAAATGAAATTGGGTGGATCAATTGGCCAGATTATCAAGGAAGAATATACAAAAACAATGGAATTATAAAATGGACCAAGGGATTACACGAAACCGTTGATGGAGCGACCCGTGTTGGAATGTTCCCCGAGGAACCGAGCTACGCGTTATGGCATATCAAAAATATACAAAGACAAGAAGACCAGGATACATTTTATAAGAGTTTAGAGTAATAATACCTGCTATTCCAAACTCACCACTTGAATCGATGACGTTGTCCCGAGCACGTTCAATGTCGATTTCTCTG